ATTCATCATAAGAGAATCTGTTTTCAATCTCATTCGAAAGATTTACTTGATAACCCCGATCTTTTGCAAATTGAAGAACTTCATTTAATAGACCATAAGGAATGGTACTATTCATACGATTATAAAGTCTAAGTTTGCCATCCCAGAGTTTGTTCTTGTATGCCGGCATCCATTTATAACCATCTGCAAAGAAAGTAAAGTACTCCCCCAGCTCCATCAAGATACCAGAATCATCCGAAGTGATATAAAGCAATGCTTCGTTCTTTTTATTAATTGAAATCATCAAATTCTTCTTTACTCACTATATCAAATTCATTATAATAGATTTAATCGAAACGACATCTAACTAGAATTGTTTGTCAAATACCAGAAGTAAACTTGCGGAAGTCGATAATATTCTTGATGTGAGTATGCCTCCAGCGAATATTACCCATAATCTCTTCCAAAGAGTCAATGATTGATTTCTGATATTCAATCGCAGATCTGGCTTTAACTATATCTGCATCCGTACTATAATACATTTCCATTTCAGATTTAAGAGGCTTACTCATACCTTGGAAAGGATCATAAGCCCAGCCTTTTTTATCCATCTCGGCTTGAGTCATCTTTCCTGTATAATAGAGCCACTTATCTTTACGAATCTGCTCTAGTTCCATCTCCTTCTTCCTCAGTTGCAACTTGGATAATGTGAATATCTCAAGGTATTTAGCGTGCAACTTTGATGTTTCAATAGTTACATCATCTAAAGCATGCTCATCGATTACTGAATCTTTCTTCCAAGATTCAAGGATATCATTTAAACTCATCATAATATAGTTTTATTTATAGGATTTTAAAATAGTCGTATCTAAACGTCACATCAGCTTGTAGATATTCCACATCAGTAGCCTGTGTGCTAAACTCTAATCCACTAACACTGGTCGGAAATAGATTACTGAATTGAATCTTATTGTTGGGTAAGTTGTGATTGGTGAGAATCATAAGTGTAGCATCATATACAATAGGATCAGTTGTATCTCTATGCTTCATAATCCAATCATAAAGTTCTTTATAAACATTCATATCTTCGTCCATTGCGATTCGAATAGAAAAATCATCGAACGTAACATCACCAGAGATATAACCCTTATACTGTCTATGTGGTGTTTCAACTTGACCTAAAGATAAACCTGGAAGTGTTACACTAGTCGCAAAATACTCAAGATTCGATAGAGTGTTTCGATTGATAACTAACTTAAATCCCGTTGGAGAAAGGAAGTTGTAATTGTTTGTTAGATTACTCATATGACTATTTATACACAAAAAAAGAAGGGGCCTCTTTCGAGACCCCTTCAAAAATAATTAATTAAATATTAATTAGCTACCTGAGTAAGTATTGATGTTACTTACGGAGAATGTGCGGAAGTATGGATTCTGATTATCAGTTCCAACACCTGCATTTGATGCGGATGCACCTTGTACAGATTCAACGAAAGGATTCTTGACCATGCCGTAGCGAGTCTTGAATCCAATCTTAGGTTGGAATGTGCTTTCATCAACTGCACGAACCATAGTAAGTGGTACGTATGGGCAGTAGAAGAGACCAGCGTCATAAGCGCTTGTGCCACGGAAACCAACTGTTACATAATCGGTTACAGCATATGGATCAACATATACCTTAATGCGACCATTAAGAACACCAGCGAAGGTGTTACCAGTTGCGTCTACGTTAAGATTAGTGGCAAGTGCAGGAGTGTAGTCAAGTTGACCAGCGGCTGCAAGAGCAGAAGCCACGTTGCTGGAGCAGATAATGAAATTACCCTTACCACGGCGTGTTTCAGTTGCAATCTTATTAGCTTCGATTTCGATTTGGAAGATCAAGCTCTTGAACTTCTCAACAGCCCAGCGACCATCTGCATCAGCAGCAAGATCGAAGTCATTATCGATTGGCGACTCATTTTCGAAACCAGGCTTAGCCTTAGCATTGATTGTGTTGATAACTTCACGATTGATTTCAGCAAGGATTTCAGTCGAGAGGATGTTAGCCAACTCAGATTCTGCATCGAGACCATGAACAGCTTTCAAGTCTTGAGCAAGCTCCATTGTGTATTCAGCCTTAAGACCGCGAGTCTTAGCTTCAACAGCAGCCTTCTCAATAGTGAAGCCCATGTCACCGAAAGATGCACCAGTACCACCAAGTGTTTCACCAGCAGCTGTAGATACAGAACCGGAGAATGCGGTGTCAGGCTCATCAAGACCGAGTGCCTCATCATCAGTAGTAGTGATAAGACCTTCTGGCGAAGAGCTATTGTAACGAGCCTTCATTGCGAAGATGAGACCAGTTGGGCCAGACATTGGCTGAACACCGGCTACATCATAAGCGATGAGATTAGGCATTGCACGACGTACAAGAGAGATAAGAACTGGATCGAACTTATCAACAGCTGCAGTTGTTACATTGTTTTCATTAAGGAAACCAGCTTGTGCCTTCTCTTCACGAAGAGCGGTTTCTGTATTTTCGAGCAGCTTAGCTGTTACAGCCTTGCGGTGCGAATCTTGGAAAGCAGGAGCGTCCTTATGCTCAAGAACGGGAGCCCACTTTTGGATATCTTTTTCTGCGTTAAACATTTTTTAATTTCTTTCTATGTTATTGGTTAGTGATATATTATTTTCTGAGAGCTTCAACATACTGTCTCATAGAAGCAGGAAGCTTCTTGAGAGGATCAGTAGCACCCTCGATTACAATTTCTGTTTCTTCTTCAGAAGTTTCTTCTTCCAAAGATTCTTCTTGAGTTTGTTCTTCTTTAGACTCAAAGATTGAACTTTTGACTGTTTGTGCTTTCTTAGAGAAAGTTTCCTTATCAACAAATTCAACATCTTCCAAAATAGTATTGAGACGATGTGATTCTGTTTCGGAAAGGTCTTCGGAGAGAGAAGTCAATACTTCGGCTCTTTCGAATTTCTCGATCTGTTCTTGAAGAGTTTCAACCTCGGTGCGAGCTTCAGAGAGTTCAGTTGCTGTTTCTTCAGCAACTGTATTGAGTTCTTCAACAAGGTCTCTCTTTTCAGCTGGAACTTCGATATAGTTCTCAATGAATAGATCTTTAAGTGATGTGATGAAGCCTTCTGTGATTTCTGTACGAAGTGTATTTTCAACTTGAACAGAATTCTCTTCAACCCAACTTTCAACTACATATGAAAGATAATCATCGATTCTTTCAATGAGGTTTTCGCGGAGAGTTTCAACTTCTTCATTCAATTCCGAATTGTATTTTGCTTCAAGACTCTCTTGAATTTCAAGGGATCTTTCTGCGATTGCTGCTTCAAAAAGAGTTGCAGCTTCGGATTTGAAGTCTTCACTAAGAGTGGCTTCACTAGAGATAAGAAGGTCGAGAGCTTCAGAAACCTTTTTCTTGGATTCCATAGCTTCTTCTTCGTCTTCTTCTTCTTCTTCTTCTTCTTCTTCAACTTCTTCTTCGTCTTCCTCGTCGCCTTCTTCAGACTCTTTTTTGGAGGACTTAGCTTCAGTTACTTCTTCAGATTCAGATTCAGTAGCTTCTTCCATCTCTTCTTCTTCATCTTCTTCTTCTTCAGATTCTTCTTCGTCTTCTTCTTCCTTCTTTACGGCTTTCTTTTCGCCAAGGAGAATCGACTTGATAGAATCATCAAAAGAAGCTTCAGCTTCAGCTTCTTCAGAGACTTCTTCAGGTAAATCCTGTTCAAGCTCTTCATTAGCAGTAAGCTGTTCTTCAGTGACATCTTCAATGATGTCTTCTACTTCTTGTGTTTCTTCTGACATAGCTTTATTTCTATTAATGATTAGAGTTTGGAGAGGAAATCACTAAAGACTCTCTTCTGCGCTTCTGCAAGTTCAGAACTTGATGCCTTTTTAATTTCAGTCTCATATTCTTCAATCTGTTGAGGTTTAAGAATACCATTCTCATAAATCCATTCTACACCTTCCATAATTCCGTTAACGAATGCTTCTGGTGCGGATGGATCTTGCACAATATCTACAGTGGAGAGCATAAAATCACCCTTCACATAAGATTTGCTATTCTTATTTTCAACTGTTCCCATACCACGACTTGAGACACCCAACTTACATCCACCTTCCATAAGTCCTTTCACGATATTACCCATCGGTGTATTCAGAATGAGTGCCTTTCCAACAACATTATTACCTTCCCATTTGAGATCGGTAATTCTGTGTGAAACTTTATCAAGATTGATTGCGGGACCATCTGGGTGATTCAATTCACCAACAGCACGACCCTTTTCAACTTGTTCCTTAATGTATTTGTTACATGCTGCCTCTAGGACAGTCTTCGGATAAATTCTATTATTGCGGTTTTGTTTTTCCGCCTGCATAAAGAC